CTTGAAGATGCTATTGATATTAGAGAGTTAAGAAATATTAAATTAGCTAATCAATTGTTAAAATTAAAGCGTAGACAAAAAGCTGAAGAAGACCAAAAGAAAGAAGCAATGAAAATGCAAATGCAAGCTAATGTTAATATGAAATCTCAAGAGATGGCAGCCGCAATATCTATGCAAAAAATACAAGCTGAATCTCAAGCTAAAATGCAATATCGTCAAGCTGACATTGCTTTTGAAATTGACAAAATGAAAATAGAAGCTGAGTTAAAAGCTCAATTAATGGATAAAGAGTTTCAGTATAATATGCAAATAAAAGGTCAAGAATCTGAAGCTTTAGGCAGTAGAGAAAAAGAAAGAGAATCAGCAAAAGCATCAAGGATTAGTCAACAAAATACTCAACAGTCAAATTTAATAAATCAAAAGAAAAATAATCTACCTCCGCAATCATTTGAATCTAACGAGGATAGTTTAGATGGTTTTAATTTAGCTGAATTTGACCCTAGATAATAGATTAAAAAAAGTGAAAGTAAATGTGTAACTTTGTAATAAATTAAAATTAAATCAAATGAATTTAGAAAACATTAAAGTAAGAGAAGTTTCTGCACCTGAAAAGGGAAGAGCTGAAATTGAGCAAGAGCTTTTGGATAAGAGTGCTCTACAACAACAACCTAAAACTGAAAGTGTAAAATCACAAGAAGTTGAAGAAAAAAAAGAAAATAATGTTGAGCTGACAGATAGTTCAGTAAAAGATTATTTAGAAAAAAGATACAATAAGTCTATCGATTCATTTGAAGACTTATTAAAAGAAAGAGAAGAACAGCCGGATTTGCCGGAAGATGTATCTTCCTTTTTAAAATATAAAAAAGAAACAGGTAGAGGAATCAATGACTATGTTAAATTAAACAGAGATTTTGATGACATGCAACCTGATAATTTGTTAGCTGAATATTTTTTAGAAACTGACGAAGCTATTGACTCAGAAGATGTAGATGCATTATTAGATGACTACAGATTTGATGAAGATGTAGATGATTCTCAAGTGATAAATAAAAAAAAGCTAGCAAAAAAAAGAGCAGTTGTTAAAGCTAGAAAGTATTTTAACGAACAGAAAGAACAATATAAACAACCCCTTGAGTCAAGACCGGTTGTTGGTTCTGAAAATAGTGAAGAACTTGAACAGTATAAACAATTTGCAAAGAGTGCAAAAAGCAAAGAGGAAACGGCTAGAAAAAATTCTGAGGTATTTGAACAAAAAACCAAAGAAGTTTTTTCAAATGAGTTCAAAGGTTTTGAGTTTAAATTAGGTGATAAAGATGTCACTTATAGTCCGGGAGATGCATCAGAGTTAATGTCTAAACAATCTAATGTTTTGAATTTTATAAATAAATTCATGGATAGTTCAGGTCAAATTGATGACGCATACGGATACCACAGAGCTTTATCACTTGCCATGAATCCTGAAAAGTTTGCCAAGTTCTTTTATGAACAAGGTCAATCGGATGGTGTTACTGACGTAGTTCGTAAAACTAAAAATATAAATATGAGAGTCAGAAACACACCCGAAGTAGGAACTACTCAAGGAGGAATGAGAGTAAGAGCTTTAAACACCGATTCAGGTCGAGGTTTGAAGATTAAAAGTGCGAAAAGAAAATAATAGTCTAACAAAAAAAAATTAAAATTATGGCAGTATTAGCAGCTCCAACGTTTCAATTGCAGCCAAGTGCTCAGCAAGTAGCGTTGTCGTCAAATTATATTACCAATACTCAATTTAACTTTTTGAATCAGTATCTACCGGATACTTATGAAAAAGAGTTTGAGAGATATGGTAATAGAACAGTATCATCATTCCTAAGAATGGTTGGTGCTGAAATGCCTTCTAACTCAGACCTTATCAAATGGGCAGAGCAAGGAAGGTTACATATTAAATATGTAAATTGTGTATTAGGTGGTGCAGGTGCAGGTGCAGCTTCGGAAGTGTTTACAGTTCCCGCAGCTCAAATCGACCCCGCAAGACAACCATCAGGTTCAGTAGCACCCGCAGGTGCAGCAGGACAAATCGGTATCAGAAAAGGTCAAACAGTAATGGTCTCTGATGATACAGTAGGTTCTGCATTAAATAATAAAGGTATCGTAACAGCTGTAACAGCTACTACATTTACTGTTAGTTTCTACGAAGCAGCAGGATTAGCAGCTTACGCAGGAACAGTATCTGTATTTATTTATGGTTCTGAATTCAAAAAAGGAGTTAATGGAATGGAAGGTGGATTAACTTCTAACGATTTCATTTTCGAAAACTCTCCAATTATCTTAAAAGATAAGTACCAAGTATCAGGTTCTGATATGGCACAAATTGGATGGATTGAAATTCAAACTGAAGATGGAGCGAATGGATATTTATGGTATCTTAAATCAGAGCACGAAACTAGATTACGTTTCGATGATTACTTAGAAACAGCTATGGTAGAAGCTGTACCGGCAGAAGCAGGTTCAGGTGTTGCTACTCAAGCAGTTTATGCAGATGCAGGTAACAAAGGTTCTGAAGGTGTATTCTATGTAGTAGAAGCTAGAGGAAATGTTTGGGGTGCAGGTAATCCTACTGATTTAGCAGGGTTTGATAGCATTATCTCAAGATTAGATAAGCAAGGTTCTATTGAAGAAAATGTAATTTTCGTAAACAGAAACTTCTCTTTTGATATTGATGATATGTTAGCAGCTCAAAATTCTTATGGAGCAGGTGGTTCATCTTATGGACTATTTGATAACGATGAGGAGATGGCGTTAAATTTAGGTTTCACAGGATTCAGAAGAGGTTACGACTTCTACAAGTCTGAGTGGAAATACTTAAATGACCCAACAATGAGAGGTGGATTAATTGGTGGAGCAATCAACGGACTTTTAGTTCCTGCAGGCTCAACTACTGTTTATGACCAAATACTTGGTAAAAACGCTAAGAGACCTTTCTTACATGTTAGATATAGAGCATCAGAAGCTGAAGACAGACGTTATAAGTCTTGGATTACAGGTTCTGCAGGTGGAGCAAGCAACAAAGATTTAGATGCAATGGAAGTTAACTTCCTATCTGAAAGATGTGTTTGTACTCTAGGAGCTAACAACTTCTTCTTATTTAAATCATAATAAGAGTATATATTAAGAGGGAGGATTAACCTCCTCCCTTTTTTTTTAATCAAATTAAATTATAATAAAATGAAAACAAAAATAGAATTCGTAGACAAAGTCTACAGACTAAAAGGAGATAAAGCTCCTTTAGCTTTTATGTTGGCTTCTCAACATAGTAAAAGATTTCCCTTAATGCATTTTGATAATAACGAAGGTCTTAATAAACCTTTACGTTATGCAAAAAACCAAAAGTCTCCTTTCGTAGACGAACAAGATGGTAACGTTATACTTGAACCTATAATCTTTGAAGATGGTATGTTAAGTGTAGTTAAAGAAAATCAAGTGTTACAAAAGTTTTTATCTTTACATCCTCAAAATGGAGGTTTGTTTGAAGAAGTTAATAAAGGAAAAGAAGCAGCTGATGATGTTGAAATAATGTATGCAGAGGTAGATGCTTTAATTTTAGCTAGACAAATGACAATTTCTCAATTAGAAATGATTGGTAGAGTATTGTTTGGAGATGTTAATAAAATGACTACAGCAGAATTAAAAAGAGATATGTTAGTTTTTGCAAGAAATAATCCTGCAGATTTAATTAATATAGTTAATGACCCTATGTTAAAATTACAGTCTAAAGTTCAAATGTTTTTTGATAATAAATTATTGATTTACAAAAACAACAAAAGAGATGTGCATTTTAATACGTCATCTAATAAAAAACGAATGGTTACAATACCATATGGTGAAGACCCATTATATATTGTATCTTCTTATCTTCAATCAGATGAAGGCGTAGAAGCATTAAAATTGCTAGAAAAACGTTTAGAAAAATAAGAAATTAGAAAGGGGTTAAAAAAATTAACCTCTTTTTTTTTTGCTTATCTTTGTAGAAAAGAATACAGATGATACAACAAGTTTATGAAGCTGTTCTTGCTATTTTAAATAAAAATAATTACGGGTATTTATCTCCTGCTGATTTTAATTTATATGCTCAACAAGCTCAGTTAGATTTATTTGAAGATATTTTTTATCAATTCAATTATCAACTTAACAAAGAAAATATAAGACAGTCAGGCACAGGATATGCGGATATTAAAAAAGGATTAGTAGAAGTAATAGATATGTTTTCAGTTACCAAGCCTTTAACTACAGCTGCTAACAACACTTATCAAATGCCATCTGTAATAACAACAGGTTCTGATTTTTATTTTATAAACAAAATATTATGTTTTAAAGCTGATGGAGTAACGTATACAGGTGAAGCAGAAAGAGTTAGTCAGGGTAAAATAACATTACTAAACAATTCTTTATATACTGCACCTACTACAACATACCCTGCTTACACTACAGAAGGAAGTATATTAACAGTATTTCCTACATCAATTGTAGCGGCAAATCAAGTTCAGGCACAATACATTAGATATCCTGAAACACCTATTTGGACATATGTATCATTAGGTGCAGCACAACAACCGCAATTTAGTATTACAGCAAGTTATCAAGACTTTGAATTACCTTTAGATTACTTTCAAGATTTAGTAAATAAAATTTTACAATTTGCAGGAATGGAAATAAGAGAAATTGAAGTTGTACAATATGCTATAGGACAAGACCAAAAAGAAACTCAAGACGAACAATAATGGCTTATATAAATCAATATCAATATTATACAAATAATGAGACTACTCCACAAGATGAAAATTGGGGGTCATATCAATATATTAGTTTAGAAGATATAATTACTAATTTTTTATTAATGTATAATGGTAATCATTCTTTGGTTAATAATGAAGAAAGATATAAAGTATTGTTTCATGCAAAAAGAGCAATACAAGAATTAAACTACGATGCATTTAAAGAAGTTAAAGTATTAGAGCTTCAAATTAGTGATACCTTACGTTATGTATTACCATCTGATTATGTTAATTGGGTTCGTATCTCTTTGTCTTACAATGGTTTATTAAGACCATTAGTTGAAAACGTACAGATAAATAGTGCTAGTGCTTATTTACAAGATAATTCAGGTAATATATTGTTTGACCAAAATGGAAATATTTTAAAACCTGAAAATTCAGAGTTTACAAAAGAAAGATTACAAAACCACCAAAGAACACAATATTTAAATCAAAACGCTCCTTACAATGGATATTGGGGATGGGAAGTTGATGGAGCATGGTTTTTTGATATGGCTATAGGAACGTCATGGGGATTAAACACAGAAACAGCTAACGCTAATCCTACATTTCGTATAGACAAAAAAGCAGGAGTAATAAATTTTAGTTCTGCTATGAATGACAAATTAGCTATATTAGAATATATATCTGATGGTATGGAAAATGGTGATGATTCACAAATTACTGTAAATAAAATGTTTGAAGATTATATGTATGCATATATAGAATATGCTATATTAAATAGTAAACTTGGTGTTCAAGAGTATGTAATTAAAAGAGCTCAAAAAAGAAAATCATCACTATTAAGAAATGCCAAGATTAGAGTAAGTAATATTCATCCGGGTCGCCTTATCCAAAATATGAGAGGTCAAGATAAATGGATAAAATAATATGGCAAATATACAAAAGAATTTTATACAAGGTAAAATGAATAAAAGCGTTGATGAACGCTTAATTCCTAATGGTCAATATATAGATGCTTTAAATGTTAGATTAGGTTCTACCGAAGCATCAGAAATTGGTTCAGTAGAAAACTCTAAAGGTAATACAAAAATTACAACACTTACTTTTAGTGGAACTGAATTAAGTGCAAATGCTAGGTGTATAGGTGCTTATGAGGATGGTTCTAATGAAACTATTTATTTTTTTGTACATGACCCTTCTTTTACTGTAGGAACGACAGGTAAACTTGATATGATAGTTTCGTTTGATGAACAAAACGATGTAACTACTTATCATGTTGTTTCAATGAAAGAGGGAGCAAGTGGTACAAATACTACTTTAAATTTTGATTCTAAATTTTTAATTCATTCTATAAATAAAGTTGAAGATTTATTGTTTTTTACAGACAATCTAAATCAACCTCGTTTTATTAATGTTAAAAGAAATTATCAAGAACCTTTTAGTAACATAGATGTAATTACAGCAGAGTCTTTATTAGTTATAAAA